GGGGATGTAGTAGCAGTTAGCGCCCATATACGCCTGATTAACGTACTGAATAGTAGCGCCGTTAATAGCGCCGCCCGAAACTACCGCCGTGCGGAAGTAAGCATTTGGATCGTCTACCACATAACCTACGGCGTCGGGAGCAGCCGTGCTAGCCGCCCAATACTGCCAACGGTTTTTACCATAGATAGGGCCGTTTGTTAAACTATATTCGCAGCCTACAAACACACCAATCGTACCGGCAATAGCCGCGCTATCGTTAAAACTGAACCCCGAAGCAATTAACGTACCAACCTGAGTACTGGTTGTCGCGCCAATCTGCACTACGTCGCCGTTATATAAACTTGTGCCGTAACCGCTAAGGATAGGGAACATACGGGTCGAACCCGAGTATACCCGCCCACCTTGCAGGTTAACCGGCTTTAGCCCGTAGGGGGCTGAGACAGTTGGATAAGCCATTGATTTCTCCTAGTTATTTACCGCGTCCAAAAGTCGTGGTTGATTTTCTGTCCGCAAACATGGACATATTCGACCGCTGATCTTTCTCGCGCAAAAAATTATTATCGACCGACTCCATCTGACGCTTGTTCATATCCTCGTAGTATTCACGACGGGAATTAACCATCTCTTCAGGAGCCTTACAAAGCAACAGACCGCCAATCTCAATGTTGTCCTTGTAGCGACTATTGGGATTGTTGTCCGCTTGATACATGATTTCCGGATGATCAGTAGCCTTTACAGGTTCCCAACCCTCGCGGAACATCGTAGAAACATTAGTAGGATCTGACTGTCCTAACACGCTGGTACGGATGTATTTAAACTTCCATCCCGGAATGGACTTAGGTTCAGGCAAGATCGACGCGGGACTCCACGTAGTTTTACGCTTTGTGGTATCACGATTTTCTAATTCACGAGCCAGACGATTTTCAGCCATTTTAGTTGATCTCCAGTTTCATTTTCTCACGGGCATACGCTTCCGGGGTTAGTCCTAACCGTTTAGCAATTGCAGCTTCTGAAGCCGTGATTCGGACTTGTCGGGGGGCAGTAGACCGTGTTGCCGGGGCAACTACTGTACTAGCTCTGCGGACGGGCTTTTCGGCCTCTTCCGTATTGTTTTGCGGCTCTTCTCCGAAATAATCGGAGAACCGTTTTCTCATCGTCTCATCGACTCGCCGGTAGTAATCGTCACTTCGCGGATCGATACCCGAACGGACTAATTTTTCGTGCAGACCCAGTGCAAGGGAAGTCATCTCCTCATCAGCACCAAACCACGTATTCTTCTCCCTCCAAGCTTCTGCCTTGGGGTCAGCTTGAACTCGTGGTTGAGCTTGGACCTGTGTCTGCATTTGTACACGATTATCAGGCTCTTGTAAAGTGGGTTTGAAATCTTCTGCTTTTTGTGCCTTGATCGCGGCCTTGGTTAGTAGCTTCTGAGCATTAGCAATCTTTTCAGAATCCCCGGTCTCATAAGCCCGCTTAAAGTGATCTTCAGCAAGGCTTAACTCTGCCGTTGCAGACCGATTTACTTCATCAAGGTAGACCCGTTCGCCAGCACCAAGTCGTTGTTTTAATTGCTTATTTTCTTCATAAGCCTGTTGAGCAAAACGTAGGGCTTCCTCCCGTTCCCGCTTAGCTGACTCTTTTTCTCGCCGCTCGTCATGCCAGACTTTCTTCATCTGGGAGATGCGGGTTTTTACTTTATCCGAATATTCGTCAAGATCGTCTTTCTCTAATTCCTTGACTATCTCTTCGGGTAAAGGAGTCCTGCCACGGTCTTCCGGTGGCGTATCGTCAACAACATCTACCTTCAAATTGGTTTCTTCAGTCATGTACTACTCCTTATCCTGCGCGAGCAATGCCACGAGGATCTTCTACAACCCCGTCAACACTGTCGTCGTTAATGATTCGCCACTCTGTACCGTGGATCTTGATGCGCGTACCGGTGTAAGATCGAACGATTACGAAATCGCCTACCTTGCACCACGGGCCACTGGGGAACTTATCCTTATCCTTGTAAGCATCTGGCCCCATCTTGGCAACGAACAGCACCATCGTGGTTTGCTCTTCGACGTTTTGAATCTTCTCGGATTTAACAATTACGCTGTCGCCAAACGTGTCTTCAATCTTAGGAACCATGCACAACAGCCGGTAACCCGACGGTTCCGGTAGCTGCTTAGCTTTACGATTAGCTTCATCTAAAGTCTGTTCAACATTGATATCACTCATCTTCTTCCACCTTTTTTGCAAGGTCAGTTACAACTTGCTTCGCGTAATCGAGACCTTGAATTACCCCGCGAAGTCGGTGGTACTCTTCCACCGTATTAACCCTATCGACAATCTGATCCACTACCGCCATGCGCCACTTAGTGAGTTCTTTAATAAGATACTCTGCAGCGTTGTCCGTCTTCATCCAGCTTCTCCTTGGTCATCTATCGAACTATCGGGTGCAGCACTCTGGAGGTTCTCCAATTGCTGTTGATCTAATTGCGCTTTGTGGAGCGACTGCTTGTGAGCAATATCCATACCGGACTTAACCGCATCTAAATGCATACTGTCCTTAGCGTGTTTTTGCTCCGCGTGGTGTTTACCCACTTCTACTCCTAGCTGAGCGCCTTGTAAGTGCTGCGTGTGCTGGTGTTTACGTACATCGATACCCATCTTGGCCCCTGCCATTTGATGCTGGGCTTGCATATCAACCGTCCGTAACTGTGCGTCGCTTTGGTCTTTTTGCGCTTTGCGCTGTGTTTCCATTTGAGCCAACTGAACTTCGATCTGAAGCTGCTGTTGTTTGAACTGGGTATCAGCCTGAAGTTGCTGTTGTTTAAACTGGGAATCATCTTGCTGAGCCTTCGCTTTGAGCTGTAATTCCTGTTGCTTAAGCTGAATCTCTTGTTGCTGAAGCTGGATAAGCGGGTCTTGCTGTTGCTGCTGAATCTGCTGCTGTTGCTGCTTTTGTTGGTTACTCTGAATAACTTGCTGTGCTGCAAGAGCCGCCATTTGAGAGACCTTAATCTCTTCGGCAGGGTCAAGATAACCGGTATCATCTTCATAATTCGGCGGTGGAGGAAGGTAGGCTCCAAGGGCTTTTTGAACCTCCGCTCGGTATTCAAACGCTGTGTGTTCCATGATGTGCGCTTGAAGGGCCGCTGTAATAGCTTGGCCTTGGGGGTTTTGGCCGATCTGAGCCGCCAAGGTAGGATCTTGTATGAGTGCAGCATGGACTTTTAAATGTGCCTCGTGGTCTTGATACATAAAAGCTTTGACCGGTTTGCCTATCATAACTGCCATATTTTCAGATACTGGATCAACCGGTTGCATATCGTCTTTGATTGGTACCATCTTAGAGGCATTCTTAACCCCCAAGACTTCAATCATCTGCCGATGTAAAAACGGTAAGTTATAGATCTGAGGAGCCGTTTGAGCCAGTTGTAAAACCGCCTGATATTGAACAACCCGTTGGGCCATCGTGCTGGCGTTAGGATCAGACACAGGTAGTACGTCGCAATGATCGTAATCTGACCGCTTAGCGCCAGCAGTTCCAGTCTCAGGTTCATAGTCGTAACTCTCCGGAGTGTTGTCGCGGATAATAGCGGCTAGGAGCTTGAACTCCTGCTTCATGGTGTAGTGAATACGCGCCTGAATAGCGCCCATAACCTTAAGCGCACGTTCTAAAATAGCTAACGTAGAACCTACAGGAGCGTTGGANGACATATCTGAGATCTGAAGATCTCCTGCACCTGCAAACTGACGACCATCTACAACCACTTTATCCATTAGCATCATCAGAACCTGTGAGGGTTCCTTGTAAGGCAGCATCAAAATGTTGTCACGGATAGCGCCCGATGGCAGATCTACGTCGCGGAACTCTCCCGGTGCAATAGGCGTATCGTCGCCCTTGACTCGCAGACCTTTGGACTTTAGACCGCCGGGGAGGTTACTGAGGGTTCCTGCGTCGATGAGTTGTCGAAGCAAAGAGGTAGCTGCTTTGGTGTGCCCACCGATAAGGTGTATGAGACCGAAGTAGTAAAACCCAAAGCCGGGGATGTAGCCATAGTGAACGAAATGCTGTCTTCGGAGCTTGAGCTTGTCGTCTTCCAACCAATTACGCCGAATGGCAAGGATAGTTGATGTTCCTTTTTCAATGGTGACGACGTAGGGGAGTTCGATTCCGGTGGGGTTGCCTTCTTTGTCTTCATCTTCATATCCTTCTAAGTCTAAATTGCAATGAATTTCAAGGATTTGGAAACGGTCATCCATTGACGCAGAAAAGCCTTGCTGTTCCGCTTTGCGTTTCTCAACCTCGTCCAAAATACGCATTGGCTCACCAAGATCTACATCGCAGTAGAACCCAGCAACTTGTAGTTTTCTAAGTTCGTTAGGCGTTTTCCTCATACGATGAGTAATACGCTCAGCCGTCTCAATGTTGGCCGCGCCGTAAGGGACAATAATGTCCTCTGCGGGAATGAAAGGA